AAGAACTATGCCCCGGTCGGGAGAATTCCGGCTCACGTTCCTGGAAGAAAGGGCTCCACCGCCGAGGCGAATCAAGAGGTTTCTCTCAGAGAGGCCCAGACTGTAATCAATGCGAGAAAGACCGGCGACACCATCTACCTCGTGAACAACGTCCCCTACATAGGGAGATTGAACAGTGGCTGGTCTTCCCAGGCCCCGGCTGGCTTCATAGAAAGAGGTGTCGCGGCGGGTCTGGCCGTGATAAGAAGAGGCCGTCTCCTGGAGGGCTGATCCCGTGGCCATCGAGCCTCTCATCATTGCAGTCTCTGCGACCGGTGTCCTGGTCGTCAAGAGAGCAATTGAGTCCATCGGACAGGCGGCAACCGACGCGTCGACTCCCATCCGTGCCCTCAACAACATCATGTCGACTCTCGCGGCTGGAGGCGCGATCTACCGGATTGGACAGCAGTTGAACGTCTTCCAGCAGCTCGAGAACGGTCTCAGCACTGTCACTGGCTCTTCTCTCGAGCTGAAGCAAGCCCAGGAGGAGCTGTTCAACGTCAGCCAGCGATCCCGCTCTTCTTGGGAAGAGAACCTGCAGGTCTTCGCTCGTGTCAAGCGTTCTGTCGAGGACCTGGGACTCTCCTCGGCGGAGGCGATTCAAATCACCGAGCGGCTGAACAAGGCGCTCGCCATCGGTGGTGCAACCGGCCAGGAGCGGTTCTCGATCCTCATCCAATTCACCCAGGCGCTCGCCTCCGGTGTCCTGAGAGGCGACGAGCTGCGTTCCATTCTCGAGAACTCGACGGTCCTGTCTGAGCTCTTCGCGAAGCAGCTCGGTGTCACGCGTGGACAGATGCGACAGCTTGGCAAGGAGGGCAAGATCACCTCGGCCCAGCTGATTGAGGCGTTTCGCAATTTCGGCAGCGAGATCGACGAGAAGTTTGCCAAGACCAACCCCACCATTGGTCAGTCGTTCACGTTGCTGCGAAACAATCTCACCAAGATGCTGATCGACTTCGATCACGCGAATGGTGTGTCACAGGGAATGGTCGCGGCCATCAACGCCGTCTCTGGGGCGGTCGGCAATCTTCAAAAGTTCATCATCCCAGCGGCGCTGGGCGTTCTCGCTCTCACGGCTGCTGGTGTCTCTCTCACTGGGGCATTCAGCGGATTGGCGGCTGTCTTGCTGCTGAATCCCTTCACGGCGCTCATCACGGCGATCACCGCGCTGGTCGTCCTGATCTACAATTTCTCGGACAGCATCAGACTTGGAAACGGTTCCATCGCAACTCTATACGAGCTCATCCAGGCAATCTTGCCAGACCTGCGAGCTCTGTGGAAGCAGTTCACCGATCTGCTGGACACCATGTCCAGTCTCGTGGGGTTCGACTTCACCAATTGGTCGCTGGCATCAGCCCTGACTGAGCTTGGTCGCGAGCTGGACGTGATGCTCGCGCTCTTCAAGGCCACGTTCGCCGGTATCTCTGCCGCCTGGGACGAGGTGAAGAAACACATCCGCCTGTCCCCGGAGGAGACGCAGCCTCAGGGAACCATCACCATCCCCATCCCTGAATGGATGAAGAACAGTGGCAAATTCATCGCTGATGGGCTCGCTGGTCCCTTCACCCATCCTGAAGCATTCGGCCAGTGGTGGCAAGACTTCATGGCTGGATCGCAAGAGGCTGGTGGAAGGATCGGCGACGCCTTCAACAAGGGCTTCGAGGACGCGATCAAGGAAAAGCCTGTCTCTGAATATATCCAGAGCAAATTGGCCGAGGCCGAGCTTCGCAAGCAGTCCACGATCTATGGATCGGAGTTCCAGTCCGCGCCAGATCCCAACGCCCTTGGCACTCCGGGAGGCAAGCTGAAGGTCCAGCCGACTCCACAAAACCAGATTGACAAGGCCCAGCGAGAGCTGGATGCCTTGTTGCGTCGATACGACACCGTTGCATACGCGAACAGAGAGCTGGAGAAGGCAGAGAAGACTCTCGACAACGCTGTCGCGATGGGAATTATCACGACTCAGCGGAAGAACGAGATTCTCGAGAAGATGCGAGCCGCGTTGCGTGACAACCTGAACCCGATAGCAGAGATCAACAAGAAGCTCGATGACGAGAACACTCTTCTGCGCATGGGGTCTGATGAGCGTGAGAGATACACCAAGCTCCTCGAATACGAGAACAAGCTTCGTGAAAAGGGTGTCTCTCTCGGACCCAACGAGAAGCTGCAGCTCGAGGAGAAACTGAAGGCGAACCAGCAGCTCAAGCGAGAGATGGAGGCCATCCAGCAGGGCTTCGATTCAATCTTCTCTCACATGACCGACGCGATCATCGAGTTCGTGAAGACCGGCAAGCTGCAGTTCAAGGATCTCGTCAATTCCATTCTGGAGGATCTCACCCGCATCGCCATGCGAAAGCTGATCACCGAGCCTCTGGGCAACTCGCTCACGAGCCTGGTGGGCAGCATCATTCCTCACGCGGATGGAGGTCCCTTCCGTGCCTACGACACCATGCTGGTCGGCGAGCGTGGTCCTGAGATCGTGAAATTCAACAAGGCAGGAACTGTCATTCCGAACCACATGATTGGGGCCGGAGGTCCGGTTGGAGGGGGCGGTGTCTCTCTGCAAGTCAACATAATCGACAACGCCGGTGTCTCCGCGACCGCCTCTCAACCCAAGAAGGACGGAAATGGCAACGTCTCCATGGATGTCATTATCGAGAAGGTCGAGAGCGGCATTGCCAATCGTGTCGGCCAGGGCCAGGGTGCCCTGCACAAGACTCTGACGACCTCGTTCAACCTGAAGCGGAACACGTGAGATGTCTCTAGCCACCTGGCCCTCCGACATCCTGCCCTCTGAGATCCTGCGAGATAACTTCTCGTATGAGCGCCTCCCTGCGGTGGAGAGAACGGACATGGACTCGGGATCAGCCCGAGCCAGACTCATCAACCGCAACCCATTGGCGAAGGTCACTGTCTCTTGGCTGATGAGCGGTGATCAGGTCGACTATTTCAACACCTGGATCGAGTCAGACGCGGCCTATGGCGGAGCCTGGTTCAACATCGATCTCTATCTCAGCAGCGCGCGACGAACTGTGATTGCCCGCTTCGTGGACGAACCGAAGAGAACTCCGCTCGGCACCAGCTGGGTTGTGACCGCGACTCTCGAGGTCCGTGACCCCAACGTGATCAGTGGGGACGTGCTGGGTGTCATTCGTCTTCTTGGCTCCACCGGAGCGCAAGACATGGCAGAGGAACTGGAGACAGTCGACATGCAGCCTCTCTATGATGAGTGGAACGTCATGGACGACTTCAGTGACGCGCCATGATAGACGAGAGTCTCTCTGAGGCGCTGAAAGAGGCCTATGCCTCGGCCAGTGCCAACACTCCGATCATTCCGACGTTGTCAGTCTACTATGACGGACTTCTCAACGACGACAACGATCCAGACGAGTTGTATCTCTTCAATGGCTTCAACTACGACACTCTGGATGCCAATGGGGTGCCGAAACTCACCGCGATGATAGAGTCGCTCAACGCGATCAACGGAGGGAGATTGGTGGAATTCACTGGCATTCCATTTCAAATCGGCAACCCGAATGTCACCGAGGAGGCTCAAGTCTCTGCCTCGGTCACGATCGACAACGTGCAACAAGAGATGATCGATCTGCTCATCAGAGCAGCCTCTCTGGGCAAGTCCATCCAGGTGACCTACAGAGAATATCTTCCAGACGGAAAACTTGTCGGTCCAGAGAACGACCCGCCGCTGCGACTGAAGCTGTTCAACGTCAAGGCCAACTCGGTCAATGTGACAGGCTCTCTGACAACTCTGTCCATTGGCAACAGGCGATTTCCCTACGAGCTCTACGATGCCGCCAGATTCAAGACTCTCCAGTTCGCATAGACATTGGGTCAACTCGGTTCTCGGAGCTCGCTTCAGGCAGGGAGGCCAGGGCCCAGAGGAGTTCGACTGCTGGGGCATGGTGAGATTTCTCTACAGGCTCCAGCGAGGAATCGAGCTCCCCCTGCTCGGGATAGCCTATGAGGATCTGGATCGACGAGCCCGAGCATTCGAGAGCCTGGGAGAATCAGAGGGGGGCTTGGGAATCCGCTTGGACAGAGTGGAGCGTCCCTCTGATCTCGACTGCGTGATAATGCGGAGACCCAGAATGGCTCACCCTCACCACATAGGAGTGTGGGCCGATTCGCAGGCGGGAATGATCGTGCATGCTCTGGAGGATGAAGGAGTTGTTGTCGACACGCGTCAAACCCTGAAGATGAGGGGCATTCGAATCATCGAATTCATCCACGCGGAAGTCTGAGAATGCAGCTCGCTGTCGTCTCCAACATGTGCTCGGCGTTCCCCAAGACGATCAAGAAGCGCGTGGAGAACGGACTCACTCTGCGCGAGATTGCAAGAATGGAAGGGCTGGACGAGAAGAGACAGCCAATAGTCTGCAGAGTAAACAACGATTGGATTCTGCAAAAGAATTGGTCGAACGTCTCTCCAAGAGAACACGACATTGTCATCTTCGTCGCCATGCCTCAGGGCACGACTGGAAGGCTCCTGGCCGCGCTCGCGGTGACAATCATCGCGTCCATTGTCGCTCCATATCTCGCCGCCCCGCTCCTCGCAGGACTGAATATTGCCGCTGGCACGACAGCCGCCGTCGCGATCACCTCTGGCATCGCCGCCGCGCTGACCATTGGTGGTGTGATGGTGATCAACGCCATCCTGCCTCTGCCTGGACTGGATTCTGGTCTCTCCAACTCAATCAGCGACTCGGACACCCAGGCCCCGACGTATGCCTTCACCGCCTCGAGTCAGCAGAATATCGCCCGTCTTGGCGGCTCGATTCCCGTCCTCTATGGGCGTCAACGAATCATCCCAGATCTTGCCGCTACCGCGTGGTATGAGTGGGTGGACGGCGTCCAATTCCTCTACCAGGTCCTGTTGCTGACCCAGGGAGAGATTGAGGTCGAAGACATCTCGATGGGCAGGACCCCGATCGCCTCGACCTC